AAGAATTTTAAAATCCTAGAAAAGTTACATTTACTTCTTGCAAAAGAACTGACAGATAAGATTACAAGTGGAGAAGCGAAGGCAGGGGATTTAAACGTAGCTAGACAGTTTCTAAAAGATAATGGTATTGAATGTTTACCAGTAGAAAAGAACCCAATGCAAGAGCTTATGGAGAACTTACCAGACCTAGATGCTGTACCTTTAGCTGATTTATAATTGCAACCCCTACCAAAAAAACTACAAGACTTTAGATATTTCTTAATCGTTACTTGGAGACATCTAAACCTACCAGACCCTACACCTGTTCAGTTAGACATAGCTGAATATCTACAATATGGTGCAAGACGTAAAATCATACAGGGATTTCGTGG